CAGAATATTGCTGATCTTGTTGATCTAGTAATCTTGGCTTTTCAACAGTTCTATAAATTTCCTCTCTAACTGCTGCTTTTTTTCTTTCGTATTGTGCTTCTTGATATGCAACACTTGCATTGTATTTACCTATTGCTTTAGCTGATTGTGCTGCTGCTATATTACCTAGAAAACTCATATATTTTTGCCATCCTATAATAGTTAGTTTGGTCTGGACCATACCTGGTCATCAAACCTTCATTTTTTAACCCAAGCCATTCGGCAAACCGAACACCAGTTATAAATTTTTCTTTGACTGCTGTTTGCAATCTCCAAACTTCGTTGTTCCTACAAAGAAGATCTAATCTTTTCTTGACCGCAGAAGCTGATTTAATTTTATTTTTGTGAACTCCTTTACTTGCCATAACCCAACCTTCAGCAACTCCATTCCATAAAGGAATAATGCCACCAGCAAGGATAGGATTATTGTCAGCCAATAAAGTGAATGAAAGACCAAACACTTTAGTATCAATTCTAGTCTCTGTGTAACTCGCATCTATATCCATCAATTCATGGTTTAAACCAAACTCAACCATTTGATCACCATGATGTTTTTCGTAAGGAATTATTTTTAAATTAGCCATCCGATGTAACTAGAGTAGGATAGACTGATAATACTGAACAAGGCAAAGGCTGGTCTTGTTTAATAAATATAAATCCATCTGAATTATAGTCATCATTAAATTCAATTTCTTTATCACCTTCAATAAGTGTATCTACTGGAGAAGATAAATTGCTAGAGGTTGTTCTAAAAGGAACTGTCTCAAGATTAGATAATGATGGTCCAACTTTTACACCAACAGTTTCAAATAATCTTAAAACAACTTTTGAAATTCTTTTTGTTTTACCTTGTGAAGTACCTTCAGCAGCTCCACCTTCAATTCTCATTGTTTGTAAAACACTATCGTAAGATAAACCAACACAAGCTTTAGTAACTGCTCTATCTAATGTGATTGCACCAGAGCTTACAGTTTTATTTGCATGTACTGATCCATCCGCCAGGATAGATACTGATTGACCTTCTAAATGTGATAAACCAGATAGAGTTGATGTAGATGATCCAGAGTAGGTGAGGTGACTATCTAAAAATCTAAATTCTGTTGCATCTGTTTCATCAAATTCAAAATCAGAAAAACATTCTACATATCTTTTCGTTGCACCATTAATTGTTCTCTTAACAACAATCCAAAGTTCATCTTCAGTTAATACACCAGATATACTTGCAACACTTTCACAAACAGCATTTCCACTTCCAAATACACCTCCGAAAATATGTCTTGTCCAGGCAACTACACTTTCTGATCTTTGATAAGTTAATGCTGCTAAAACTCCATCATCTCTAACACACCAAACAATACTGTTAGGTTCTTGTTGGAATGCCATTTCATTAATTCCAGATTTTGTAACTGTATCATTTAATATACAAAGGTCAGGAGCAACATAACTATCACTATCAAAATTATATTGTAGTTCTCTAATTTTTCTTTTTGCTTTTTGTAAAAACAATATTGCATTACCAGCTGTAACTGCATCCACATTAGATGAGCCATAAGAACTTTGTTTTTTAATCGTTACATTTGTTGGAGTAATACTTGCATCAGTACCATCAGCTGAAACTGTAAATTCACCTCCAGTTGTACCAACAACAAGAGTTCTTTGAGCTTTTAAATATTTAATGGCATTAACTTGATTTGATGCAATGGTGTAAATCATAGCATCATCTGCATTAGTTCCTGTTGTAAAATTTTCGTAATCTCCAGCTTTAGAAAACCATAAAGTTTGAGGATTATTATTTGTGCCAGCGAAAACTAATCTTTGTTCATAAAAACTTACAGAGCTTGGTCTGTCATTAGATCCAGTTATTCCTGGAGATGGAGATCCACCAAATGAAACTGTTGCAAGTGTCCATGATGTATGTCCAGTTCTACTTAACTTCTTAACTGGATGATTAGGATGACAAATGTACATAACATCTGCAGATTGTGCGAACTTAATATCAAATAATTCTGCTTCTAAATAAGGTGAAGCTATTTCATAAGCAGATCCACTAGATAGTATTTGTCCTTTGTCTTTGAAAAATCTTATGTACTGATCACCAAATTCTAAAATATAAGTTTGAGTAGTTGAAAACTCAAAAGGTATTAATCTTGTTTTCTTAGAACTATCTTTTACTTCACTAATAAATTGTGTTCCAACTCTTCTAGTAGCAGCTCCTTGTGGATGAACTAAAAAGTTCTCCATTGTTTTTGCTGCTGAAGAATATTTATCAAAATCGGTTCTTCCAGTAAGTTTGTTTCCAAATTCTCCAGAAACAAAAGAGGTTAAGGCTAATGTCGTTCTTGGCATATTTTTCTAAAAATTTCTTGTTGGCTTAATCCTTGTTCTTCTCTTTTACATTTTGAAGTAGGATCAATTTCATGTTCGTTAATAATTTCTACTAATGCGTAACGATAAACTTTTGTGTCATCTCCCCATTGAAAATGAAGAAGTGATTTAGGTTCAGAATATTTTTCTAGTAGTCTTGGATCAAAAGATGATTTTGACATTATAATCTAGCATCTGTAAATTCAGAGCTTTCTATAGTTCCTAATGAGTTTTCTGTTGCATCAATAAATCTTGCTTCTCTTAATCTTTCATCTGCTCTAACCATGTATTTATCAGCTAGTGTTGCATTGTTAGTTACAGCATAAGCTAAGTCTGCTGCTAATTGATGAGATATACTTTCTTGTAAATAAGTATCGTATTCGTTTGGATCTGTAATTTTTGCAATATAAACTAAATAAACAGTTCCTTCGTTGGTAACAATATTTTTACCTTCAATTTTATAATCTATATCTGATTTAATACTGTCTGTTGCACCATTGTTAACTTTTAAAACTCTTAAACTGTCTGATGGTAGAGCATAAGCAAATGAATATTCTACTACTGGAGCTGTACTGTTTTGAGCTAATTGAACTCTTTTGTGTAAGCAGTTCCAGGCATGAGATCTAAATACTCTATCTCTTACTGGCTCAAACCTTTGGTTACATAATCTCGCATTTTTACTGTCATCAGTTAATGCTGAAATTGTTGATGCTCCTAATAAATTAAGAGCTGAATTACACATATCTACTACACTTGCCATTATGTTATATCTCCTTGTTTCTTACATGAAAATCTAATTGCTAGTTTCTCATCTTCGAAATCTTCTTTGTAAAGTTCGTTTAATAAAAAATGTGATTGTTTGTAACCTTGATTTATACATGTGGTCCAATTATCAAAAATTCCAGTAATACTTTCTTTATTACATTTAGTTTCTGCTGTTGCATAACTACACACATATAAAATTAAAAGGTATTTCACTTTAACATTTCCATCTTCGTCTTGCTTGTCTAATTCTTGAATTAGGATTATTTTTAGTTTTTGCAGAAGATCTTTTCAGTTGTCCTAAAGATCTTGCACAATAAGATTTTCTTCTTTTTGCAGCTTTTGATCCTTTTTTAACTTTACCAGTTACTGCAGTTTTTAATTTTGATCCTGGATTAGCTCTTCGATAAGCTTTCACTCCAGCCTTTGTCATTCCAGCACCTTTTTTTGTAGGTCTGTAATTTTTTTTATTTCTTGAAATTGCTCTTGGCATTCTACTATTGCCTGGCGGAGTATTTCATCCGCCAAACAAAATTAGTTATTAGTCAATAACATAGAACATCTGAAGTTGGATAGTTCCAGTACCATTAGCACCAGCTAATGTTACAGTAATTGGAACACCATCTTTATCTGCATCCGCTACTGAATTTTTTCCTAAAGCCATTGTATCTAAAACAGAAACACTTTGAGCAGATGTTGACGCAGCCGCAGCTTTGTATTCATCCACATCAAGAGCTTGATCTGTTCCATCTGCTTTTTTATGAGCAGCATAGCCTACAGAAATAGTAGTTGATGATCCTAAAGCATCATAACTAACAGCACCAGATAGTAGTCTTGCACCATTTGGTATTGTGAACATAGTGATAGTGTCTTGTTCTGCAGATGCTTCGTATTCAGCAAATGCAGCTCTTACTCTACCAGATAGTTCGTTAGTCTTAATCTTTTCAGAAGGAACACTAACAGTTTTCGCATATTGTATCGAATTTGCCATTTTATATTTCTCCTATTGATTAAGCTTCATGAGCTTGTATTGTTACAACTTTAGATTCTTCCATTCTAGTACAGCCGATGCTCTGACACACATATACTTGATGAGCATAACCTTTGTCAGATCTCTCATCAATTCTAGTCATCAAATCTTGACCGATAGCCATCTTGCATCCATCCATTGCCCAAACTAGGCAAAGTCTTTTAGATGATGAGATGTCTAGTCTGTTAGACACGATAAAGTTGAAGCCAAGGAATGAATTAACTTCTCCATTCGCTAAAGCTTTTACAGAGTTGAAATCACTAGATGTAACTTCAGTAGTTCCTAACAAATCAGTAATTTGTCTTGGACCAACTGCAATGTATCTAGTAATTGATGGATCAACAGATGCAGCATCAAGAAGTTCTTTTGCACTTCTTAATTTTGCAATAGTTAAACCAGCAGTACCACTTTCAGTTATCTTTTGAGCAGCTGGAAGAGCAGTAGATGTAGATCCAGTCTCTCCAGTAAATGCTGTTCCAGATAACGCAGCGATGATTTCGTCATCTTGAGCTCTACCTAAAGCATAAGCTGCGGCAGTTGCATAAGATGATGTTGGGTCAATTAGAGTTCTAATTTTATCTTGGTTATCGATAAGATCAGCATACTCATAATCAACAAGGCTAACTCTTCTTCTTGCATGTGGTGTATCCATCTGTGGAGTGTCAGCATGTCTAGTCGTTCTTTTAACCGCAGAGGCTACGCCAACTTGGTCAAAAAAAGCATTCTTGCCGACAACAGTTTCAACATCAACAGCAGATCTCAATAGAGAGCCTTTTTGTTGTGATAGCATTTGTACATTGTTTGAATACTGCTGTACAAAAGCTGTAGTAATTTGATTTGACATATTTCAAATCTCCTTAGTGTTGTTGGTTAATGTAATCGACTTGGTTATCTCCAGGATGGAGGTCGCATCTGTAAATTTTAAGACTTCACTTTGTCTTTTTTCTTAGCGGTCTTTTCAGATTGTCGCTTTGAACTTTGTATAACCCAGTCAAAATAATTTTCAGCTATTGGCAGAGGATCTCTACGATCATTCTCTGGACCAAATTCAGTTGCTAGTCTTAAACATTCAAGTCTAACTTCTGTGTCTGTTATTATTTCGCCTGGCTCAAATTTTTCATTAGCCATTTAGCATCTCTCTTAACTTCAATACTTCTTGAACTGCTTTTTGATGATTGGGATGTGTCTTGCTCCAATAAGCAGATCCTTCTTGAGTTAGTTCGTTGATTTCTTTTTCAATATCTTTGGCTGTCATATAATCAGATCCATCACCTTTAATGATTTCATCTTCAGATAATTTGTCAGCTAACTCTGAAAAAGCTTTTATGACTTTAATATTATCTCCAAGTCTTGATCCATCTTTAAGGATAGTATTTTCTAAAAATTCTGATCCTAAAGAATTAACTGCAAGCTTTTTAGCCTGGTCAAGTCTCTTAGCAAATTGTGGTCCAAACTCTTTTTTAAGTTCAGTCTCTGTAACAAGTTGAGCTTGAGAGGCAGCTTCTTCTTCAGAGGAGGCTATATTACCATTCATCTCATTATAAAATTTAATAAGACCTTCAGCTTGTTTAGGAAGTAATCCTAATTGATGAGCAGCTTTATTAAATTCTTTAACTTGGTTTTGATCCAGTTCTTGATCTTTAAAATTATATTTATAATCATCTGGATTTTCTGGTGCACCCAGTCTTTTAAATACTTCATTCCAATCCTCATCGGTTGCATGCTTATTAGGAACTGGAATTTTATCAGCTCCAACTAGCTTTTGTGCATGGAGATAACTTTTTACGAAATCTTCCATGTTGTTAAAATTGTCCAAAGCTTTTTCTTCTTTGAAACCTTCAGGAATTAAATCTTTAAAATTCGTTTCCTGGTTACTTACAACTTCAGTTGCTACAGTATTATTCTGAACAACATCTGTTGGCTGTTCAGATTGCACCTCTGGTGCAGTTGTCTGATTTTCCATATATACCTACTGGTTATTTTGATTTTAGAATTGCTTTAATAAAAAGATGTATTGATCTTTGTCCTTCTAAAAAAGCGGTCTCATGACTGTTATCTTTTGAGAAAGTAGTCGTACTCTCATGACATCTTATAGAGATGTCCTCTAAAACTCTTTTGCCTTCGTCAGATCCAAAAACAATTTTGTAATCTTCTCTTAGCTGTTTAATTTTTTTTTCTACTTCTTTATTATTGTCCATCTTGAACTACTTTAGCTAATGGAGCAGCATTCTTAGCCATTTCTGTTTCAGCCATTTGTTGTTGCATTTCCATTTGTTGTGCTTGTTGTTGAGCTCTTTCAGCTCTAATTTGTTCTACTTCAGCATCTGATTTAATTACTTTTGCTGGCAGTCCTAGAATATCAATAATATTTTTAACTAATCCATTCTCATCAACATAATCCATAACTGGCATTGTTTGAGCTAATGAGCCAAAGATTTCTAATCCTCTCATTAAAGATTGTAGTTCTTGACTTCTTTGAGCTAATGCCATCGGTGATACAAATTCTATTTTTAATTCTTGTTGAATAAGAATATCTGGAGATTGCATAAACAAACCATTTCTTAAAAGAATATTAAATACTCTTGATATTAATGGAGATAATAATTCAGATTGTAATCTACCTAATACTGGACCAAGTATTCTCATCTTTTCTTCTTGTCTTTGAATTACTTCAGTCGCAGTCATGTTTCTATTTTCAGTTACAACTAACTGATCAATATGAAACATTTTATTAATTGCTTCTCTTCTTTGATTTTCATTATTCAAAGTAGTTGCTGTGTTCGCATTAATATTTAATGGTTCAATTCGATCTCTTGAACCACTCCGATAATAATTAATGCTGCCAGGTGACATTCTAATAGGAGCTAACATTCCATCATCTGGAATGAGTAGAGGAGGATCAATTTGTTTCGCTGCAGCCTTTAAACTATTTTCTACCATCTTGTTAAGAACTTTCACATCAGCTAGTGAGTTCATGGCTGGAGATCTTCCATATTGTTCAGTAGAAGCTTTCAAGTATCTTGGAACAACATAAGGATTTTCTAAAAAACCACCAACAGAAATAATATGACCAGTACCAAATTCAAAATAAATACTTTGAAATGGCATGTTCTTTTTATCTTTTTTATTAGGATCAAAATCTAATCTAGGTCTTACAACATGGACAAGATCTATATCATCAAATGGTTTCTTATCTGCTGTTGTTTGAACATCTCTTGATACATTTTCAAAACCAAATTTAGATACAGCAGCTTGAGCTGGCATCTTAAATCTTCGATAAATTGTATCAACAAATCCTTTTTTATTTTCTTGGATATAAACTTCTTTAATGTGTCTTGCAGAGAAGAGTAGAGTATCTTCGTCATCTTCTTCAATCATTAAGCATGAAGTTCCAAAGCAGATTAAATCATGATAAGATTCAAAAATCTCTTGTTGAAAATTTGATTTAGAAATTACATCGTACATTCTCTGCGTTGCATCTTCTAACCACTCTTTCGCTTCATCGCTTTCGTTTAATTGAGTTTCTTTAAATCTTAATGAAAACCATCTATTTGCTGATGAAGTTAACATCCCATGCAGAGATGCAGCTAAAAGTTCCAGAGCATGTACAGCCGTTGCATCAAATATCTGTGTATGTCGTTTATCGCCTCTTGCTCGTTCTTTTGTGATCTCTGCTTTTCTAGGTAACATCAAATCTGCTACTTC